TCATCCAAAGGAAGGCTATCTACCTGCATTTCTGTAAGGTTATTGACTATTGCCACTAATCGTACATTTATGTCTAGGTCAGTATCATTCTTATCCTTTGAGTTAAGAACATTGTATATCTGTTGGTATTGCCATACGCTTATTTTTTCCCACATAGTTCCTTAAATTTACATAAAGATACAACAATTGTTAATAGCACCACACCTAATAATGTACCTAAAATTAATCTAGTTAGTTCCATTGTAATTCCTAATATAACTTTCATATAGTTTTTTTAAATGTTATTTCTTTAGCTATTAAAGTTAATTGTTTTTCGTATTCCAAATATTCTTTAAGTGCTTTGATTTGTAAATCCCTTATTGCTATTTCTATTTCTTGTTTCTTGATTCGTTCAATTAGAACTTCTATTTCTAAATTGTCTAATATACTTTGTTTTAGTTCGTATGGTTTCATAGTTTAGTTTTTAAAATATCCCTGCCCCACTTGGGATAACCCACTAACGATTATTAATTTAATTAAGCAGGGATAGTAAGTTAAATATTTTGTAGGTATGCAGTCACTAAAAATGCTGCTATTAAAATTATTACTGCTTCTGTGTTATGGTTTTTTTCTTTCATAATAAAATATGCGTTGAGCAGTCGCATCCCTGCCTTTTGGGTTAATTATTTTCAACTATAAAATCAAATATTTGAGTATCTAACTTCTTTTTTACATCAAAGTTTCTTAAATTTTGTCCGTGTATGAACTCATTAAAGGCATTATATCCCAACCACATATTAGGTTCAATTTCTAATTTTGTAGATTCATTTAGGATAGTTTCCATTATTTGTCTTGCTTTTTTACTTGGTTCAGGATTCTTTTCACTTGTCTCAAAAGCAAATAAATTTAATTCTTCTGCAGTTAATCTAACAAAATCTTCTAAATCATATATTGGTCTTTCTGCTAATACTTCAAACTTTCTTTTGATTTCATAGTATTCGTTTTTCATAAATTGAGCAACCAATTCATCTATTTTAGGCATCATTACTTGTGAAATTTGACCTTTATGCTTTAAGCTAAATCCTACTTTAGTTTCTGCAATATGTAAACCATTGCTACAAACTTCTCTATAAAAACCAAAACTACCTGAAGTTTTACAACTACTATCATATGAGTTAGTAAATCTAATCATTGGCTTGATATTATCATTTTTACCTTTTATATCAATATGCAATGAATCATCTTCTAAAATATAGTCAACCGCAAATTGTCGGTTATCAATATTTATTGCTCTAGTTTTGTATTTAATATCTGCTTCTACTAATTTTTCTTCTATTTTTAAGAAAAAGTCCTCATTAGATAAATGAGCATAAGAATTAGATACTACATTAACAATTCTGCCTTCGGATATAACTACTTTAGATTTAGAACTAATAGTAGGCAATCCTGAAATTTCTTCTAGGCTTTTTACTTCTACATTAATAAATACATTGTCATTTTGCAATTCTTTGTTTAAGAATGCGTTGTTGTTAAAATTTGTCATTTTTTTTATTTTTTTGGTTATAAATGATTACATCATAAATGTAGTAAAATACACCATCGGTTCCTTATTTAATCTAAAGAAACTATAAAAAAATATGATATTTTAGTAAAATCATTGAGAATCAATGAGTTATGTAGATATTGAGAATCAGTTAGTTATAAAAATGAGTATTTTCCCTGTGATACATTATCTAATATATTTAAACAAACATAGCGAATTGCATCTATACTATGGTTCATCATATCAACAGGTTCATTTTCTAACCTACCATCTCTATTTTGTTTCCATTTATAGTTATTTAATTCCTTTTTAACATTATGGCTTCTTTGAGTAACATTCAATTTATACCTTTTTAAAGTATTTATAGATTGCTTAATACTATCTTTACCTTTTTTTGCAGGTTCTACCACCCAACCATAAGATTGTAATTCAGCTATTGATTTAGGTTCGGCACTATCAGCAATTATTCTATCAGTTATAACTAATTCTCTTAATCTATTGCTTATGTCAACATTTAATAATCTTTTTTCATAAATTAATTCATCTATAACTAATTCTCCATTTTGATTATAAACTGCAACTAAAGCAGTAGGGTCATTGGTGAATCCAAAATCTAATCCATATCCTATTAATTTAGCATCAAGACTGACATTTGGTACTATATTATAATCCCTAAAAATAACTCCTTCTAATTTGCCTGTTAACCCTCTAGCATATACTTTCCATAATTCATAGTCATCAATAGCTTCTATTTTATCGTGTATTTTAGCATCTAAAAATGTATTATGCCTATGGTCGGAAATAATTAATTCTACATTTTCCTTCCCTATTAAGTCTTTATGCACCCAAAATTCGGTATTAGGGTTATAATCTAGATATGTTTTCTTTTTTGTTCTAATATATAATTCATCATAAACTATTTTAGTAATACCATTTGCTTCATTTATAAATAGGTAATCCCTTTTACCTGATTTAGCATCTTGACCATCTTCATAGCTTTTAAACTCCATTATAGAGCCATTAACAAAGGTATAAATTCTATCACTTTTGTTATATTCTAATACAAATGATTGTAATATTTCAGACTTTTCTAAAATAGTTTGAGCATCTCTTAATGCTCCTACTTTTAAGTTAGGTATATCCTGCCCTACTATTGTAATGACTTGATTGTCATCTTCTATTGCGTGAAGGAATAGATTTTGTAAAATACTATAAGTCTTACCACTTGAAGTACCTCCTTGATTAATTATAATGTCAGCATTTGAATCACGATTTTGTTCAAATACTACACTTGTTTCAAATATTTTATTATCTATTGACATCTACATCTGTTTCTCTATTTGCCAAAGGCACATCACATTTGCTTACTATTACCTCTAATCTGCCCTTTAATTCGGTTTTATTGTTCGTGTCAATAGTTTCCCTTGGTTTGCCATAGACCCTCGTTAAAAGGGTGTCTAATGAGTAAAGGCTGCCTTTCTCTAAAGACTTTTTCATAGCATTTGCTATTGTCTTTTCTAGCATAGTAGCTTCAGGGTTATTAAATACTTCTTTAACCTCATCAAATGTCATTGACATCATTGCTTGAATAGCATCATTTACCTCACTAATTTTATAACCTTGCTCTTTTAAAAGGCTGACATATTTTCTAGGTCTCCCTTTTGGGTTGCCTGATTGTCCTTTTACAAATGGTATTAAATGTTCTTTGCTCATCTGTTATTGTTCTGTTTTTAAATATAACGCAAAAATTCTGCCCTAGCCTTTTCATCTTCCTTAAATGCACCTATTAATTTAGTTGTAGTAGTCCAAGTGTCGTGTTTTTTAACTCCCCTCATACTCATACACAAATGTTGTGCCTTTAAACTTACTGCCACTCCTTTAGGTGATAATTCTTCCCAAAGTTTAGTTGCTACCTGTGTAGTTATTCTTTCTTGGTTTTGAAATCTATTTGCAAAATAGTCTAAAGTTCTAGCTAATTTACTTAATCCTACTATTTTTTTATCAGGTATATAGGCAATTACTCCTATACCATAAAAAGGTGCGGTATGATGTTCGCATAAGGAATAGAAAGGAATATTGCTTTGTACTATCATTTCATCTGTTCCCTCTGCATCAAAGGTAGTAAAGTTAAACTCTTTAGGAGTTAAAAACTCTTTCATAAACTTAATATACCTTTTAGGTGTTTCTTTTAATCCTTCCCTTGAAGTATCTTCTCCTAAATGACCTAATATTTCTTTAAAGTGCCACTCTGCCGAGTTTGGTTGGTAATCTATACCCCTGTTTTCTTGTTCCATATTTCTATATGTAATCTATTTGTAAATTTAATATAATTATTTTTAGCTATTTCTGCTACTATTTCTTTTGATTTAACTAATTGGTCTTGACTGCTGCCTGAAGGCATTAACCATATTTTTTTATGGTCAATAATGTCAAAGTAAAATTTAGTTATTTCTGCCCAATCTATATCTGTAGTTAAAACAAACTTAAAGGCAGTATTAAGCCTATTTAGTTTTTCAATAGCATTTGTATTGTATGTTTTTAAAATAGGCATACCACTATTTGCTAATTTTGGACTACAATTCCATTGATTAACTAATTGTACTATTTCAGGTATAGGTGCTATTGTTCCATTAGTTTCTATTTCAACATAGCAATCTTTATTTAATTCACTCCTAACATATTTAATAAACTCAATAACATTAACTTGTTGCATTAAAGGTTCGCCACCTGTTATAACAATATTTGCTCCATTTTTTATAGCTAATTGGCAGTCAATAGGTAATATGTCTTTAAATGCTTTTGATTTGCTTTTCATCCATACCTCAATAGTATCACATCTCCAAGTAGCACCATTGTGTAATTCTCCATCTCTTTGAGTACCTTCTCCACCGCACATTAAATTACAACCACCTAGCCTTACAAATACTGCAGGGTATCCTGTTGTTG